ATGGAACCAGATGGTGATATACGCCCATTGTTCACTGGTGTTAATCTACAGGCTGTAGAGAATGAAATAGCTTTCATTATGAATATGATGGAAGAGATGGCTGGTGCTCCTAAGCAGGCTATGGGGATTAGAACACCAGGAGAGAAGACAGCGCACGAAGTGCAAACTCTAGAGAATGCTGCTGGTAGAATATTCCAAGAGAAGGTGACACAGTTTGAGATTGGTATTGTAGAGCCTCTGCTTAATAACATGCTAGAGACATCTGTACGTAACATGAACGGTACAGACATCATTCGTGTTATGGATGATGACTTAGGTGTTGCAGAGTTTATTCAAATCACCAAAGAAGATATTACAGCAGCAGGTAAGCTACGCCCTATAGGGGCTAGACATTTTGCTGCACAAGCACAGCTTGTACAGAATCTAACAGGGTTGGCTAACTCCCCTATATGGCAGAAGATTGAACCGCACGTAGGCGATAAGAAGCTTGCTAAGTTGTTTGAAGAGACATTACAATTAGCTAGGTTTGAGCTAGTTAGTGACAATGCTGGTATTATGGATAAGATTGAGAGTCAACGACTTATGAACCAAGGACAGGAGGACTTAGCTGTAGAGCAAGCCACTCCTATCGAGGGAGAGGATATTGAAAATCAAGCCCCGATGGTTTAAAGGTTTAGAGAGGAATAGCCCAGCAGAGAAAGCGCTGAAGGCCAACTACTTGGATAGCATACTAATGCGAGAGCGTTTAGTAGCTATGTTAGAGGAGGACATAGACGCAAGCCTTGTCCGTATGAGAGATGCAGCAAAGGGGGTGATCCCAAACCTGTCAGAGTATTACGCAGACGAGCTTGCAAAACAGTCTGCTTTAGATGAAGTAATTAAACTTATTAAAGAGAAATGATATGAGCGATAGTAACCCTATTGATCCAACTGTAACTAATCCGCTGGAGCCTACAAGCCCAGCAGCTGCTGTAGAGCCAGCAGTAAATCCAGCTCAGCCCGTAGATCCTAACTCCTTGTTTGCAGACCAGCTAGCAGGAATTAAGACTAATGACGGACGACAAAAGTATGCTGATGTAACAACTGCGTTAGCATCTGTTCCTCATGCACAGTCTCACATTGAAGCGCAAGCTGCAGAGATTGCTACATTGAAAGAACAGATTGCACAACAGCAGGGTATGGATGCCGTGTTAGAGCAACTTAAGTCACAACAAGCTTCGCCAGAAACACCCTCTGTACAAGGCCTTGATGAGACTCAGCTAGCAGATGTGGTAAACGCACAGCTAGCACAAAGGGAACAAGCTGCGTTGGCACAAGCCAACCAAGCTAGAGTATTAAACTCCTTAGCAGATAAGTTTGGAGATAAAGCAGAAGCTCGCTTCACAGAGCAAGCAGATGCGTTAGGTGTCAGTGTAGGGTTTTTGAGTGATCTAGCTCGTAAAGCTCCCGAGGCAGTATTAGCATACTTCCCTGGAACATCGACACCAGATACCAATCCTACGCAAGGGAGTATTAACACACAAGTCTTAGACTCCACTCCTCCGCCAGCGGATGAATCACACCTACGGTGGCTGAAGCCACAACTTAGTGATCAACTGCAGAAATGGCGAGCAGTGGCAAAATCTTAATAGAGGAAAGTAATAATGGCTCAAACCACAGATAATACTGCTGCGTTTATCGAAGCATCACAATACAGTGACTTCATTTTACGCAATTTGCATGACGGGCTTTTGCCTACGTCATTCTATCGAAACGTGTCAGATTTTGGTGAGGGCACTACCCTTAACATCAAAACAATCGGCTCTGCAACAATCCAAGAGATTACAGAGAACGAAGATCTGACGTACAACCCAATTGATACTGGTACTATCCAGCTACAAATCACTGATTATATCGGTGATGCTTGGTACATCACTGACGTTCTACGTCAAGATGCATCACAGCTAGAAGCTCTCCACGCAGCGCGTGGTCAAGAAGCTGTACGAGCTATTCAAGAAACTTTTGAATCTCGCTTCTTACAGACTCTTGCTAATGGCCAGGTTGCATCAGATCGTAACCTAGTGAATGGCTTTAGTCACCGCTTCCGAGCATCAGGTACTAACCAAACACTAGCAGAGACAGACTTGATTGATATGGCTTTGGCTTTTGATAAAGCTAACGTACCAATGAACGGTCGTATCCTGCTTGTCGACCCTGTATCAGCAGCAGCATTTAGTAAGCGAGCACAGCTCACTTCTAATCTAGATGCAGCATCTCCAACCACACAAGCTCTAGTGAAAGATGGCTTTGCCAAAGAGCACAAGTTTGTAGTGAGTATTTATGGTTGGGATATCTGGACATCTAATCGTCTACCTTCTGTAGATGCTGAAACCCTAACTTTGTTTGATGGCACTTCTAGTGCATCTACATCAGGCACTGCAAACATCTTTATGTGTGTTGCAGATGACAACTGTAAGCCCGGTATGTTGGCTTGGAGACAGCCTCCTAAAGTGGAAACAGGCCGTGATCGCTCTAAGAAGCGTGATGAGTTTGATAACACAGCTCGATGGGGTGATGGTGTTCAGCGTGTTGACACGTTGGGCGTATGTGTAACCTCAGCAACAGCTACGGCTTAATAGGAGAATAATCATGGGTTATGAAAATAGTGCATTCCCGCACGTTACGGGATCAGCTAAAAACTACTACGGTGTTCGAGACTCAGAGGCTGGTGTAGCTTCTGGTGGAGAGATGCACGGTCAAGGTGGTGCAGAGCGTGATGTAGTTGTTTACATCACTGGAGATGATTTTGGTGGAGGTACTAGCTTTAATACAGAGCTTATTATCCCAGCAGGAGCTATCGTTGAATCTGCTACGTTTGAAGTGAGTGAGGCCTTTACTGTAGGCAACGCTGACAACGTGTTCAATATCGGTACTGACGGATCAGAGTCTACCAATGGTGTAGCCATTGCAAACCCTGATGTAGCGTCTACCACACAAGACACCTCGGGTGCTGGTACTTGGGCTGCTGCCCTAGCTGCTAACACAGCTGTGGGTGTAAGTGTTACTGGTACTGCCGCAGGCGTAACAGCTGGATCTGGTCGAGCTAAAGTAGTTATTAGTTATACTAAGATCTAAAGGTACATAGCCCCTTCGGGGGCTATTTTTATTTAAAGGTATTACAGAGGAAAGGTAGATGGGCACAGCAATATTAGCAGCACTAAGGGCTATCTTTATTAAACTGGTTGCTACTATGGCAAGCAAGAGCTTACTAGAGTGGTTGATGTTCTGGGCAGCAGATTTAATAGTTAAGTCTACTAAGACAACACACGATGATGTGTTTTTTGATAAACTCAAGAAAGCCTATAAAGAAGAAGAAAAGTAGGAACACTGGCTACAACAAACACTACAATTAATTTTAGAACATATACAAATTAGAAAGACCACAGAAATTAAAACGCTATTTTTTAAAGGAAACTCTTATGGCACTTGTTTTATCAACAAACTTAAGAAATGACATCGCTGACGCGATTACAGCTAAACTTGATGCAGGTGCAGCTGGAGCAACTATTGAGATTTATACAGCACCTCGTCCAGCATCGCCTGACGTGGCTGCTACAGGTACATTACTAGCCACCTTAAACATGTCGGCTACTTCTTTTGGTAATGCGGCTGGTGGTGTTATCACAGCGGCCTCCGTTACGGGAGATGCCTCGGCAGATGCCACAGGTACAGCTGCCTGGTTTAGAATATCAGACTCTAATGGCCTAGCGCATGTAGATGGAGATGTAGCCACCTCTGGAGCTGAATTAAATGTTAATACTGTCGCCTTCGTAACAGGGGCTAGCGTAGATATTACATCTGGTACAGCTACCGCGCCTAACGCTTAATAGGAGAAGTATATGGAACTTCTCGATAGAGTGAGGTACTCCGGTACTCAGATCACACCGACTACATATAATGTCACACTTGCCGAGGGGTATAACCCCATCCCAGCAGGTGTTACTGAAGTAATCGTTAAGATCTTAGACACTGGCGGCCAGGAACTCACAGCAACCGCTTCTATAAGCGGGAGTACACTCACTGTTAATCAGATCTACTCCAGCTCTACTGTGGGCATTCCTGCATTTTCTGGCACTCTAGACATTTACAGCACAGTGAGTGATGTAATGTTACGTAGAAAGTTCAAGGGTGTAGGGGCTATTTTATGTATAGGGCAATCCAACCACCCAGGATGGGATACGACTAGCACTCATATTGATGTAGAGTACGCTGCCGCTGGCGTTACTCAGATGAAATACAAGCATAGATTGCTCAATGATGACGAAGATCGCACACATGAGGGCACACACCGAGTTACCCAACCTCTTTACTGGGCGCGGGCAAGCTCCGCTCAGACATGGAATGGAGGGAATGCGTTCGGGGGTGCTCCAGCAGTACATGCTGCTAATAGCCTATACCACTATGAGGGCTTTAATGCTATTCGTATTTTACCCGGAGCTGAGGGCGGTAAGGGGATCTTTGGTAATTGGCGTAAAGGCGACACGCTTTATGAACGGATGCGTGAGATGGCTGTCATCCACCTTAACGAGAACCCAGACAACTATTTGATTTGTGGTTGGCTCATTGGAGGAGAAGCTGATCAGATGGCTGGTCGAACCTCTGCGGAGTTCCAAGGTGATCACGATCAAATGTGGAATGACCTAAAGACC